AAAGATCGTGCCGGTTCAAGTCCGGCTGGGGGCACCATAATAGGACTGTAGCTCAGTGGTTAGAGCTCCCGTCTTATAAGCGGGCAGTCGGTGGTTCAATTCCACCCAGTCCTACCAAATCAAATAACAAAGGAAATGGTAGTAATGAAAAATCGTTATGGTGATAAGTATTATTGGGAAAAACTCAATGACAAAGAATACAGGTTTGTAATGGAAGGTACTTCAATGGACTACTGTCGCCTTGGTGGTAAACCATATCAAGAAGGCATTGATCTCAATGATCTCGGTATGTTCGATCCCAGCGGCGGCCCGTATGTTGGGATTGGTTCTAAGATTTACTTTGATCAGATTAAAGGCGGTCAGAAGGGCGATAAGCCTTTGATTGTGGAACGCATTCGTAGCACTAATAAAGGTTACATTGTAGAGGTCCATTGATGAATCAAGTGATTGAATTTTGCTTATACGAATCTGGTTTGACCGCACAAGGGTGTTGGGATGAACTTGACGATTATGCGAAAGAGTCCATTGAACGATTTGCTAAATTGATTGTTCGGGAATCCTGTTATAAGTTGATGGCAATGCATGAAAATGTAAACGGTGATCACAATTATTATCACCACGCTTCAGTTCAATTGACAAACCATTTTGAAAAAGATTACTGGGCAGATGACACTACCAATTGAAAGAACAAATGCAGTACTGCGAACAGAACGATTTCTAATCGATTTAATGGATCCTAAAAAGTATCCTCGAGTGCCAAAAGCAGTAAGACAAGAAGCAGGCAGACTGCTGAAGCACTACCCTTCACAATACGATATGGAAGAAATGGAAGAGAGGTTTAGTTATGAAAGCAAAACTTGAAATTGATTTGTATGCTGATGTAGAGCCTGAAGGCATTATACGAGCATTGTATTTAGGTGAAGCATGTGAACCTGACTTTGAAGACGTTGAAACTTGGGAAGAGATTGTTGAACGCAATATTGGATACCATATTGTTCCGGGCAGTAACACCATTCGGCCAGCAGATGTTGAAAAGTTAGAAAAAATAATTGCTGGCTTGGAACATGCTATTGCACTGTTCAGAGAGAAGATAGAACAGCACAAAGAGTAAAAGGAGAAGTGGCAGAGTGGTTGAATGCACTTGACTTGAAATCAAGCGAAGGTAAAACTTCCGTGAGTTCGAATCTCACCTTCTCCGCCAATACGGAGTATAGCGCAGCCTGGTAGCGCATCTGCTTTGGGAGCAGAGGGTCATAGGTTCGAATCCTATTACTCCGACCAAATAATTTGAGATAAATAAGAGATGACAGATAAACAATTTGCTCCAGAAGAGTTAGAACAAAGTAAACGTATTTTCAAATCCGCCACTCCTAAGTATACGGCAGACTGGTATTTGAAATGGATCAGTAGCGTATTTGTTTTGGCTGCTATGTCCATTAGGGGACTAGAGGGCTTACAGATATGGGACCTATCATTAAGTACAATAGGTATCGTAGGGTGGCTTATAGTAAGCGTTCTGTGGAAAGACAGGGCATTAATTATTCTAAATAGTTTTGGATTATTATTCCTGTTGAGAAATCTTTCCGAGCAATTGGTATTATAAATAACAGTACTCGAGGAAAAGTATGGCTACAGTTTACAAACAAAATTTATTAACCAAGGTTCGCGAATTTCAGGACCCTGATAACTTTCAAAAATTTGATCGCATCATAGCAGACATTCCATCTTTTGTTAATAGATGGCCTGCGTCAATGGGCACTGGCATGATCCGTGATTGTACAAGCGCAGTTGCTGATCTAGCTAAAAACAATCTTACAGAAGATGGTACTGTTACTGTCAGTTGTACAGGTATTGCCCAAGAGCGATGGGACGAGTGGATGGAAGCTGAAGGCAACCAATACTTTGAATTAGTCCCAGGCTCTACATGGGCTATGTTTAGACCTACCGCTTACAAAATATCTACTAACAAACACTTCTGGCACAGACGTGATGACTACACATTTGTTAGAACGTATAGAAAGATTGGTAGCTCGTTTACAATCAAAAGAGATGCTTGGCCTAACATAGATGGGTACCCTAGAAGGTTTGGTCACTTCCCTTTTCCTGACAGCATGAACGATGTAGAGCTGTCTGCTTTTAGAGCACCCGTTCACAGTGGTGTAAACGAAGCACAAGAATTACAAAAGTGGTTAATTAAAAACGGAATTGAATATTCAGTCACAACAAGAGATGATGGCATACAATTTGTAAGATCAATCAATTCTGATGATGCTAGCTTCCTTGGCGGATACGTAATTCAATTTAGTTCTGATCCTGCTGACTGGATCCATTTACCAAAAGAAATTCTAAATCACCAAGGTCCTAATGGTCCTTATTTCAATAGCGCAGTGATGGATAGATTTGAGGGCGGCACTAACTTCCCTGGATTGAACGAATTATTTAAGCCTGCTAATCACAGACACGTAATGTTGTCTAGCTGGATTGTACAGACCCACAGCAACGAAGGAGACCTTATTTTAGATCCTTTCTGTAGTTGGGGAAGCACGGTTGCAGCTGCTCTTGTAAACAAGAGAGACATTATTGGTGTTGAGGCTAATCCTGGAAGAGCAGACAACGCAGCTAGAGTTATTCAAGACTTATCTTAAACCAATCCTGTTGACTTTTAATACATTATAGTATAATATTACACCATGCCTAAAGTAACTCAAAAATTTAAAAACGAACCATTTGACAAAATGTTAAGGCGGTTCCGCAATCAAGTGGAACGCGCTGGTATTATTAAACGCTGCAGAGAGTTAGAATATTATGAGAAGCCTAACGTTACTCGTAATATAGCTAACCAAGCATTAAAGCGTAAGAAAAAAGTAAATCTTCTAAAAGCTGAGAAGCTGGAGTCTCTAAGAAAACGAAATAGATCAAACGTGAGGTAGATATTAATTATGGTAAAGGACTTGAACATTGAAACGGTTGGTCCGTTTCGAGCTTTATATAATGCACTTACTCCTGATGAATGTACACATCTTTATACTTGCGTTCGTCATGAGAACATGGACGACAAAGGTAAAGAAATTGTTTCTCGTATAGCAGAACAAGCCAAACTGTATAACAAACAAGTACTTAACTTTAACGTTGATTTTGATAAGCCCGATGTTCATATGTGGGATGCGTATGAAGGCGAATCAAGAATAACTCTTTCCCCTGATCATGGCATACATGCTGGCAATATTCTTAATGACAATATCTTTAAAGTATCTGTTATTGTAAACATATCAAGTCGTGATGACGTACAAGGTGGCGAGCTGACGTTTAAAAATTGGGCACCACCTCCTCGTGTAGATAACTTTGGTGCAGTGATTGCAGAGAAAGCTGAGCATCAGCCTACATGGACTAATGAACAAGGAACGGTAATCTTTTATCCTTCTATGGAACAAAATGGTTATCAACTTGTAACCTCTGGACCTATTAAGAGGTTAAAAATTTATTTCCGTGGAGGGGCTTTTAAATGACAGAATATAATGACGCAGTAGAGAGACAAAAAGTAATGCTAGCAGCTGAAAAGTGGGCAAAGCAAGTTAGAGATATTCACGTACACTCACTGAGCTCTATGTGGTACGACGACAGACCACAAGACACTGCTAATGGTGAAAGCGTTACTGACACTACTTATAATGATGGAACGGTAGTTCGTCAAAAGAATGGAAAGGTCATTGCTACATTCGGTAAGAAAAGAACCGGCGAGGACTTGTTATATCACTATACGCACTTTAGTGGTTTTTAATGAACTTAATTGATTTTGATACTGGTTATGATTTAATTCTCTCAAAGTCTGAGTGTCAAGAAATTATAGACTGGTTTAAACAAAATGAAAAAACTCTTGTTGCTACTACTAGAGTTGAAGGCACTGATTATGACATTAATAGGGAATATACTGAGAAAGGATATTCCGGTAACATTACTGATACCAGAAAAGGATTTGTTTCATTTACATCAAAGCCATTTCCATACGAACAAGAAATAAGAGAATCAGTATACGACTATGCAGATAAAACTGGCATAAGATTATTTCAAGATGTTCCTGATGATCCGCAACTTAGAAATGCAGGATGGCAGTTTACTCAGTATATTGATAGAGGTGACAAGTTTGATGAGCACCAAGATCAAAGTGTTTCGCATTACTTTAACAAATGGTTTAGCGAGCAAGAAGTAGCTGGCGTACGTCATTCGTATAGAAAAATAAGTGCTACTATCCAGCTATCAGCCCCTGAAGATTATATTGGCGCTGCTTTAAAAATAAGAAACAAGAGGGACTCTGTTGTCCAGTATCCACGCGAACGTGGAAGTATAATTTGTTTTCCTAGCTATGCTTACCATGCAGTAGATCCATTAGAGAGTGGAGAACGGTATAGTTTAGTTGGTTGGTTCTATGGTCCATTCTGGAGATAATTAAACATGACAAGAATTAATTTAGTACCTACAGAAGAGTTAGCAGATCAACATTTGGTAGCAGAGTATAGAGAACTGTTTATGGTAGGGTCTGCTTTACAAAGATCATTAAAGTCGCCTAATTGGGAAAAGAATAAAAAGACTTGGCCTAAAGCATTTACGCTTAACGGAGGCCATGTTAAGTTCTTTTACAATAAAGGTAAATACCTTCATAACCGTTATAATGAACTTGTAACAGAAATGAAGAACAGAGGGATGAGTCCTGATCCCGATCGAAGGTTTAAGCGAGAGCAATGGCCCGATGAATTATATCTAGATTGGACTCCGAGTGATAGAGACTTGCTTCTTATTCGTCAACGTATACAAGAGCGAATAGATCAAAAGCCGGAGTGGTATAGATGGACAGACAAACACCAAAAGAATTAGTAGAGATTGGATTACCAGAAACTTTATGGTGGCCAGAAAAAGATTACGGCGCATATGGTAAACTTGAAGACGGCAAAGGTGATGGGCCTGCATTTGAGCTTTGGCAGCATCATCAAAAGTGGCTTGAGTTAACACCAAGACGTACTGTATGTATACAAGCTGGTGGATGCTGCGGCATGTATCCAATTTTTTATTCTTTGCATTTTGATAAAGTGTTGACGTGTGAAGCGACAAAAGAAAATTTTAAGTATCTCAATACAAATGCTTCCAAGCATAAAAATATTATAACAGAGAACTTAGCATTAACTAATCATAATCAGCCAATTAGAATGAGATCAACTGACACAAGAAATGTTGGTACTCATACGATGGATCCAGATGGCAACGAAGTTGTGCAATCGACTACTATTGACATGCTAGTTGAGAAATACAACCTGCAAGACGTTGCATTAATACATTTGGACATAGAAGGATCTGAAGGTCCTGCTATAGAAGGTGCGATAAAAACTATTAAAAGATTTTATCCAACTATTATAGCAGAAGACACTAGCAGTGCCCTTCGTCGTCACCTTCCACAAAGAGGGTACGAAATGCAACCTCACCACGACAAGGTGTGGGTAAAAAAAGTATGATACTTGTATGATACTTTTTAAAAACTACATGGCTTAAAACTGTCAAGTATGATACTTTGTATGATACTTTCTCAAACAAATAGTTGACATATATATTCACGAAAGTTATAAATGATTATCATCTATTTTGATTAAGCCATAACTTTTAATTATTAAACCTTAGGAGAAACCATGACCACAACTGTGCTTCGGGCAGTGAAGTTCGTGGGCCAAGGAATTGAAGAAATCAAAGGGACAGAAGCATTTTCTGTTGCCAGAGAAATTATTGAATTTACAGCTTGCTTGATACTTCCACTAGCCATCCCATTTCTAATCATGTATGGAGCTTAGAAATGAGAAAATTTAAAAATTTATTTTATTACTTTGCCTTAGCTGGAATGATGCAGGAGGGCAACCCTGGTGCCCTTCGTGCCATACGAGAACTAGAAAGATCGCGAACAAGAGATGAGGAGGTACGATGCGCAAGCATAAAATCACAGCAGATGAATTCCGTGACTTCTGTGAAGTAGCTCTCTTAACAATAGTTTTTATTGCTTGTACGTTTGGTGTCAGTATCACTGCAGTATAAATAACTGCATGACACCAATAAATGCATCGCACTATGCGACAATAAACAGTACCGCTTATGTAGCCAAGGTAGAGGTATTAGAGATGTCTACCCCTGTGCTGACTATTGTTCTTAAGAACGAAGAAGATCCTATTCCTACTAACTCGCAAACTATTGTAAATGCAATTAACGTTGAAACATTAGGGATGGAGTTTCCTTTGGAAGGAGCGAAGTTTAGAAGAGATAACATTTCGGATAATTTAGATACATGGCAAATATAACTTCAACATATAAAGGCTACGGCTTTATTAATTACATTGATAGATGGGATCCAGAAGTAGACGGAGCTTTTATTAGAAGAACCACAGCACTTCCTGCCCCAACTGAGCAATCAAGAATTAGTCTAAACAATCCTAATTACTCTAAATCTATCTACCACGTGAATCTTCAAAATGGTGGAACGAGAAGACAGGTTTCTTATTTTACTGCACACAAGGATACAGAATTCAGAACACTAATGAACACTAAGTTCAAAGATGTTCAGGGTGACTCTAACAGATACATGAGTCACATTACCTTAGGTGCTCTTTATAATAAAGTCGATGACGACTTTGGAACTAGCATTGCTACTCATGGTGAATACACTATGGGCGATCTGTTTGATTTCAATGGCGATGAATACAAAGCCACGTATAATTTAAACTATGACTTTCATACAAGGGAGCAAAGACTTAAAGATATAGGACTTGTTTCCTCAAACAATGAAATGGTTCAGGTGTTTACAACCATGGTGCCTGCGTATCCAATGGATACAAGAATTACTCATACTTCTGGCAGAGCATTGTGTTGTAATTTTATTCCTCCTAATGTTGGTACGTATGCTGACTTGCTTAGCTGGAATCACAAAGCATATTATATCTTTGACGCTACTCAATCTTTAACAATCAACAAACTTGGTACTGATGACTTAATAGTACCTTTAAATGATTTTGTGCTTGAAGGTATTGATGGTGGCGCAGACGTCACAGCAGAATATGGCCGTCCAATGCAATTAGTGTCTTCTTCCAGAACTGTTAACGCTGGAATGACAGGTTTATTGCTTCACGTATACAAGTAGTTCTATAAATACAAACATGGAAATGTTTGATTTACTTCGCGATGTAGGAACCTCCATCGCAGCAACAGTTGTGCTTGGTTATTTCATCTTTCTGGTATTGAAACAAATACTAGATGGTATCGTCGACGATTTAAAAACATTAACTGGCTTTTGTAAGATGTTAGAAACAAGAGCTAGATCCATGAGCAATGAAATGGTCAAGATAGATACATTAGTATCTAGCGCTTTAGGTTTAACGCCGGACGTGGATAGACTTGCACGTGCCGAAAACTTTGTCGAAGATGGCAAGGTAGATGTTAGAAGGGATTAAAATTGGAAATAGTAGATGTCGTATCTCTTATTGATGAATTTGGTTTACCAGTCATTATGTCAATCGGCATGGGCTATTTCATATATTATATTTGGCAATTTGTAGGTAATCAATTAGAGCCAGCTATAGAAGAAATGCATATGGCATTGATTCGTGTCATTGATCAAACCCGTATGCTTGATCAAGACTTAATTAGACTTCAGCAGAAAGTCAATGTAGTATTACAGTACAGGGCTAAGGACGAGGTAATCCAAGACGCTAAAGAAAAAGAAGCACTAAGAAAGGTGGAAGATAAAAATGAATGATAAAGATTGGAAACTATTAAAAAGCCAACAAGGTCCTCATATATGGACAGGTAAAGATATGTTTAAAGCAATGGTGTTTGGAATGTTCCTTGCATTACTAATGATGAGTCCTTCATTGTTTGCCTCTCCGATTGTTCACCAATTTAAAAATCCTTCATTCAGTGGTGTTGGAACTGGAGCTCATTATTTAACAATTGAGAACCAAGAGCATAGTAGAAAGAAGCAGATTGAAGATGCATTAGAAGCTGCACGTAAAGCTGCAGAAAGAGAAGCTGACAATACAGTGTTAGCAAAGTTTATTAGAAATTTAGAATCACGCATATACGCTCAACTAGCAAAACAATTAGTTGACAATATGTTTAGTAATGATAACCCAGTAAGGTTTGGATCTTTTGTATTAGAAGGATCGACGGTGACTTATGAAGTACTAACAAACGAAGACGGTACAGAGTATATCAAAATGACTATTGTTGGAGAAGATGGATCCACAACAGTCATTGAGATTCCTATCGGTACAGGAAACTTCGGTGGGAATACAGATGACCCGGACGGCTAGCCTATTAACATTTTTATTACTTACAGGATGTGCATCTATACCGCAATGGTCAGAGACGCCTGCCGACTGCTCATATCAAACAGGAAAGTTTGATGAGGGATGGAATAAGGATGTGTATACAGGGATCCGTAAATTCTATAGCAGCAATTTAATATGTGCTGAAAGCCCAGAAGTAGTTAGACTGCCATCATATATTGAACTACTTAATCTACCTCCAGCAGAAAGTAAACCTGTTGTTGCGGTATATCAATTCCTAGATAAGACAGGACAAAGAAAAGATTCGGTCACAGGACAAAGTTTCTCCACCGCAGTAACACAAGGTGGAACAGAATTATTAATTGACGCTCTGAAGACAGCAGGAAACGGTACGTGGTTCAGAGTAGTAGAAAGACAAGGACTAGATGCCCTTGTCAGAGAAAGACAAATTATTAGATCAGGTCGTGAAGAAGTAGCAAAAGCGACTGGCGAAGATATACAGAATTTAGGTCCTCTCTTGTTTGCAGGAATGCTTATTGAGGGCGGCATTATTGGGTATGACACTAATATCAAAACAGGTGGTCGAGGCGCACGAACACTTGGTATTGGTTTTAGCAGACAGTATAGACAGGATGTGGTTACTGTATCTGTTAGAGCTGTGAGTGTTCTTACTGGTGAGATATTATTAAACGTACAAGCTAAGAAAACTATTCTTAGTTATGGTAGCGGCGGAGACGTGTTCAGATTTTACGAACAAGGAACCCAGTTAGTTGAGTACGAAGATGGAGTGGGTAATAATGAAAGCGTGACGTACGCAGTACGAACAGCTATTGAGGCTGCTGTACTGGAGATGGTACACCAGGGCCATAGAAGAGGGTTCTGGACTATTAATAACTTTGGGGAAGAAAAAGATGAATAAAATATTTTTAGGCCTAACATTATTTTTGTTCTCGTCTTTCACTTTTGCTCAAGCAACAGATGATAACGAAATCAACATTGATCAACAAGGTGATACATTATCACTTTACATTGACCAAGTTGGTTACGGTAACAAAATTGGATTGACAGACTTCTCGTCTGGCTCTAGTCCAATGACAATTACTGGTTCGTCACTATCTTTTGATATCGATATGATTGGTAACGAGAACTTAATTTTTGGTCCTCTCGTGGGCGATAGTTCTACATTCACACTCTTGTTTACAGGAGACAGCAACTCGCTGGAATGGGATATCGGTTACATAGGATCTTCTGATAACTCGGATGTCAACATTGATATTACAGGCGATAGTAACGACTTGAGTATCTTTCAAGGATACAATGCTTCAGCAGAAAGACTTGATCTTGACTTAACAGTCATAGGTGGAACAAATATCTTTGACATTGATATAGATGTAGATGATGCTATTTGGAACTTCGATATTACTGGAGATTCTAATAACATCAACACTCTGCAGAAGGACGGAGCCGAACATGAAATCAATTTGACTCATGTAGGTGACTCAGCTGATATTGATATCAATCAAATAAGTGGAACATGCCCATCAGGCGTTACTACTTGTAATGGTATCATTACATTAGATATAGATTCTGAGAATGCAGTCATTCAAATCAATCAAAAA